TGCACACCGAGGGAAAACCCACGGAATGAAGGCCCCCAGGACTTACGTCCCCCCGACGCTTTTATTGGGCGTCGGCCCAACGGAGTTTTAGTGTAACTGCTCCGTACAGTGCAGATTGCTCTAACGCAGAGCTACCCTGAGCACTTAGCATGCCGGTTTCCGGTTTGCTAAGGAGTCCCAAGAAGCACTTTGTTAGGGCGCCGTAACTCCCCAGTTTATCAGTGCGATAGACTGGTTTTGGAACCAAAGCTTTAATTTCGAAGCGATGGAGATTGCGATTCCATCTCGCGATGGAACGAAAACCCAAATAAGAGAAACGGCCAAGCGCTCCACTATTCTCAGATACGTAGGGAAGATTCCCAACGATCTTTTCAAGTTCAGTGAACATGAATTGGGCCGTACGCCAATAACCTCTTTTATAGAAGAGATTGGCGCTGGCGACCCATGAGATAAGTCGTGAAGCTTGTCGCTTGTTCTCAGGACGCAACTGCCTAAGATATGTAGGTGTTACCTCATATCCGGCAAAAGCGTCTATTCCACATGACTCTCGGAAGCTTCCGCTCACGAAAGTCTTATTGGAATTTACCTTACAGTTGTACTTTTGTAGGTAATCGAGAACAATAGTCGCATTGTCTGTGGGAACAATAATATCATCCCCATAGACATACAAGTTCCTAGTAACCTTAAATATGTTACTAGGCTCGATAGGAAGGTCATTCGCTTTCAGCAAAGCCACTACACAGACAGTGTAGAAGTACATGGCCTCTACTGGAAAGCAAAGAGCACTACCCATAGACGCAAATTTCTTTAGTGGACCAATTATTTGGCCACTAGGTAGTTGCGCCTTCGTCGAACGGCATGCGTCGATAGAGTCCATTAAATCAGGACTAAACCGAAACATCTCAAGAGCAAGATCCCGAGGAACTCGGTCACTTGCATCTGAAAGATCGATCGTTGCTAATCGACCTGTCATTGACGACGTAATTGCGAGCTGCTGATTGACAGACTGATCACGAAAATTAACATGACCAGCTGTCAGCCAGTACTTTTCGAGTTTATCATAAAGATAATCTCGAATTCCTTGCTGCACATATTGCATGCAACAGGGCTCTATTGCAATCACGCGGGGACTTTTGAGAGTCTTCGGGACTGAAACAACCCTTACGGGCTGCTCTTCATCCCGCGGTATGATCGATACAATTTTGAGCTCCTCAGCGTTGACCGGAGTACCCAAAGGATACCCGTTATCAACAAGAGGGAAATAAGGCTCAAGACGATCATGCCAACGCCGCCAAATGAATTTCTGATTTCCAGAGATTCTCTCAGCGGTAGCTCCTGGTCCATGCCTAGGAATACACTGGTTAACTGAAAAATCAGAAACCATAGTATCCCATAGCAAAGAAGAGACTTCACGAAAACGTGACAGCTCTTCTGTCGGAACAGAAAACTCGTCAAAAGATCGCTCAATTGCTGCGAAGTTGTCAAGCGAGTCCTGGACCCTTTTCGGGGTACAGGGTATTTCCACTTTCTTGAATGTAAGACATATCTGTCGTACAGACTCAATAATAGTGGGAAAATCACTTGAAATACT